CGCTTCCGGCGCCACCGCTGACCATCACGACAGGCAGCACCGCCGCGGCGTCGGTGACGGCCCTCGCCGGAACATGGTCAGGCGTCGCCGGCACGGCGGGCACGGCGGCATCGTGGCGCATCTTCAACAACACCGGCACCGTCTGCGTGATGCAAGGCGTGATGACCGACCTCGTATTGAACAACAACTCCATCGCGGTCGGTCAGACCGTAAGCGTAACATCCTTTGCAATTACCGCCGGTAACTTCTGATGCCAGATTACGCAGCCATGAAAACGGAACTGGCGCTGCCCGAGAACGCGGCGCTCACCGACGAACAGATCGCGGCGAACTGGGAAGTCCCGTTCGATGTCGTCGTGGACGTGCCGGTCGCGTCCATCGAGGCGTTCCTGCGCTCGCGGCTGCTGACCGGCGGGATGAAGCGGTTCGTCACCACACCTGACGAGGCGGCGACCGTCGAACAGGTCGACGGCGTGAGCGAACTGCTCGATCTGATCAATTCCGCCAATGCATCGACTGTTCGGGTGAGCGACCCGACCGTCGCGGCGACGCTCTCATCGGTCTACGCCACTATGGTCCAGTTCACCATGATGACGGGAACGCAAGAAGCGGAACTGCTGGCGCTGGGTGTCAACGCCACGACACGGGCCGCGCAACTCGGTCTCATCGCTGATGTTCACGATACCATCGCCGAAATCGCGGCGGCGCGCATCTGGCCGGGAGTGTCCCCCTAATGGCGAGCACCGACCAATGGGTTCTTCAGCAAGCCTATACGGACACGCTGATCACGTTATCCGGCTTCAATTCCCTGCCGGCGGGTTCGTGGGTCAGGGGCTCAACAGCCGTCACGCTTGGATTGCTCGACCAGTATGGCCGCTGGTCGTTCAGTCTGAAGGTGGGAGGCACGACGATCGCCGGAGACTACCTCGCGCTCTACGGACTGCCACTTAACACGGACGGCACGACCTACGGAGACGGCGTGGCGGCGGGTGCGACCTTGCCGTCGTCTTCATTCCTGCTCGGCACCTGTTTTGTCGCGGCGGGGATCGCCTCCGGTAGCGTCATCGTCGGAAGTCTGCCGTTCTACATGCCTGAACGATCATTTTTGTTCGGCGTCGCCAATCGCACCAGTGTGGCGCTCAGTTCCTCCGCGTCCACGGGCGGGTTGAGTAGTTACGCCACCTTCCGCGACAACCTGAACGCCTGATGGCGATCATCATCCCAGCGAAACGGAAGTTTCTCGCCCCGCCGCTGGTGCGGACGATCGATGATCGGCGCGATCCGCTAAACCTGGGTCTCGTTGGCCATTGGACGATGGACGCCGAAACGATCAACGGAACACGGATGCTGGATCTGTCCGGCAGAGACCGCCACGGGCAACTGTTCGCGTCTCCGCCGATTGTGCCAGGGCGTGTCGGTCAGGCGCTGAGTTTCAATGGCACGACACAATATGCGTATTTAATGACATCGCCGCTCGCTCCCTTTACCGTTTCCGCGTGGGCCTTGTCGGCCTCCGATGCGATCGTTTCGGCCTGGGATATTAACTTCTGTTTTGATTTCCTGCTGCTGACAACGGACTTTTATGCTCTGGATAACACCACTCCCCCTGGCTCGATTCGTCACGCGACGAACGCGACATCATTGCCTGGGTGGCATTTGTACACGGGCACGATAGACGCGAGTAACAACACATATCTCTATATCGACGGAGTTCCTGGTGCCAACGGCGGGGTCGCGTTCGCGAACACCGCCAGTTTCTCGGGCACGCATGTCACGGCCGCGCTGGGAACGCGGCAGGGGCCTGTCTGGTCAAATGAGACTGTTGACGACGTTCGCATTTACAACCGCGCTCTGACACCCGCCGAGGTCTGGCGTCTCTACAACAACCCCACGCGCGAGCGGGTGCCGTATCAAACGCGCGGGCGGCTAAAGGCCGGGACCGGCCTGTCCGCGATCACCGGCACGTTGGCTGTCACCGAGGCGGCGGATACGATCGCCGCCGTTGGCCGTGTGGCTGTCGGTGGCACGCTCGCCGTCACGGAAGCGAATGATACGATCAACGCCGCTGGTGCGGTGCGCGTGGCCGGAACGCTGGCGGCGTCGGAGCAGGCCGACACGCTGGCCGCGACCGGGACAGTCACATCCCCCGGCGCGATCACCGGCACGCTGTCGGCGCTCCAGGCGGTGCAAACTCTCATCGCCACCGGCCAGATTCGTGTGATTGGCGGACTGAATGTAACGCAAGCCGCGCAGACGCTCGCCGCGACGGGCATCGTGGGAAGTATCGTGCCGCCGCCATCAGGGCAGAGTGTGCAAGTGATCGTAATGTCATGACCGGGATCGAAGCCCTCAGCAGTGTCAGTGAGAAGCTGGTCAAGGCGTTGCCTCCAGCCATGGCGACGCTCGTTGTGCTCAACATCCTGTTCCTGGCTGTCGCTATCTACAACACCCGTGCGCGCAACGAAGTGTTGACCAAGATCATCGACAGATGTTTGGAGATGCCGGCGCGATGACGCAGTTTGCCCTCACCCTGCCGCTCGATCGCGTCTCGCCGATCCGCGTGCCAACGCGCGACCTCGTGCTCGGCGGCACCGATAGCGTCACGCTGCTGATCTCTGTCGTGGATCGCGACAGCCCCGACGCGCTGCCCATCGAACTGTCTGGCGGCATCGGCGGTCCAACTGTCTCCATGTTCGTCTGGCCTGACCACCGGGGCGGCTACGGGCCGCACTTCGGCGGGTGGGGGTCTGGCGATGACTACGGCTGGGGCGGTTGGCACAATGGCGGCGTCGCCGGGCCTGGGACGGTGTTGTGGTCGGCGACGGGCGTGATCCTGGACACCACGACCGGCACATTCGCCATCGTCGTCCCCGCCGGCACGATGGGTTGCTGGCCGCGCCGTTGCCGCTGGGCGATCTACTTTGATGAGGACGCTGGCGGCACGGCCGAACTGCTGTCCGAGGGCCATCTGCACGTTCGTTCGATGGTCTCGCGCGCGCAGGCGCCGCTGATCATGTTGACCGACCCAAACCCGGCGGCGCTGACCGATCCGGGCGAAGCCATCTTCCTCGCGGGGGCACCCTCACCCGGTTTCGCGTCGGCCCCGTCCGGCGCCTTGCCAATCGCCAGCGTGACGACGCTCGGCGGCATCAAGGTCGATGGGGAAACCACCATGACCGATCCGACGACGGGACTGCTGACCACCATCGCGCGGCTGGGGTGAAACGATGAGCATCACGACAGGCACATTCCCAGGCGTCCGCATCGTCGATATGCCGGACCTCGGCGCCGTCTCCGATACGACCTCGGTCGTGGCCGAAAAGGCCGGGTCGGGACGGATCAACGCGCTGGCGCTGCGGGATTACAGCATCCAGACCGTCCCCGCGCTGATCGACTCCATGGTGCCGCCGCTGGTGGCCTCGCTGGTTCCACCCATGCTGCCGTTCGTGATGATCACGACTTATGGCGGCGTCGGGGATGGGGTCACGGCCAACGACGCCGCGCTCGGGTCCGCGTTCGCCGCACTCGGGGCGAACGGCGGGACGGTCATGTTCCCGCCCGGCACGTTCAACTTCGCGGCGGTGCACGGTCTGCCAAACAACGTGACGTTGCTGGGCGCCGGTAAGAGTGCCACCACGCTGAGTTTTTCGTGCGACGGCAACCCGTGCCTCGGGCTTGGTGTCGGTTCGCAAATCCGATCGATGCAGATTTCCGCGTCGGTGCCGCAAACGGGCGTTATGATCCTTCTGCAAGGCAATGCCTCCGCGATCGATGACTTCACGCTGGTGAACTATTTCAAAGGCATCAACATGGTGGGGCTCTCGCTGAGTAACCTCATCATTGGCGCCTCGATCTCGCGCGGCAATATGTTCCAGCCGATCGCCAACGCATCCGGTTATGGCATCCTGGTCGATAACTTTGGCGGCTGCTTCATTGATCGCGTCAACATGTCAGGCCCGGCCAGCGGCACGCAACCGGGCGCGTCTTTCGCGTTTCGGAATGGCGACACTCTGTTGATGTCGAACTGCAACGCGACCAAACATGGCTGGCTGGACTGCCAAACGGATGCCGGAACGAACCTGTGGGCGTTGACGATCAGCGATTGCCTGTTCGACAACGCCACGGATCGCGTGGCGGCGGCGGCCTTCACCGGGGCCGGTAATGTGCGGGACACCGTCATCACCGGAACGTGGTTCGGCTACTCTGGTGGGCACGGCCTGCTGTTGTCGCCGACCGGCGCCGGCACGGTCTCCGGCATGGAGGTCATCGGCTGCCAGTTTGTATTGAACGCGGCGGGGTCGGGGGTGCGGATATCAGGCACCGCCGGGGGTGTGACCGGCGTCAACATCACGGGAGGCCGGGCCGAGGGAAACGCCCAGAGCGGCGCGCATGTCGATGGCACGACCATATCGGGGATCAGCTTCAACGGCTTCCGCGCGGGCGGTTACGCATCGCGACCGGGCAATGGCTCGACCGGCATCACCACGTCAGGCGCGCTCGATCGTTACGTGATCACGAATTGCAGTCTCTACGGCAACGTCGGCGCCTCGCTTACCGACGGGGCCAGCGGGGTCAATAAAGTCGTCGCCAACAACCTGCTGACCTGACCGATGTCCGACACGCTCGCCCAATTACAGCAGGCGCTCAAACCCAAAACGGGAATGCAACGGTTGCCGTTTCCGTTGGACAGCTATGACCATCCGTCGATCCCGTTGCAGTCGAAACGATTGCTGAATTACTTCTCCGAGAAGGAACCCGGCGACTCGCGCACCGCCGCCGCGCTGATCCCCACGCCGGGGCTGGCGCCGTTCCTCGCGATGGGGGCGGGGCCGGTCCACGCCGTCAATGGCGAGATGCCGGGCAGGCTTTACGTGGTCAGCGGCGATCACTTCTTCCGCGTCTCACCCGGCCTCGTGATCGAGGATCTGGGCGTTGTCGGAACATCGATGGAGACGACCGGGCTGGTGACGATCGCGGTCGGCATGACGGGCGTCGTCGTCTGCGTGCCACCGAACGCCTACACCTGCCACCACGAGGTCGGCACGCCGTTGAACCAGTTGGGCGGCACGTTCCCCGCGACGGGCGCCAGCAGCGTCGCGACGATGGATAATTATTATGCGTTCACGGACTTCACCGACATCACGCGCTGGTTCATCTCGCGGCTGCTCGACCCCACCGACTTCGACGCGCTCGACTTCGTCTACGCCGACGCGATGCCGAATGTGCTGAAGATCATCGTCGGTCATCGCGGCGAGTTCTGGGTCATTGGCGAAAAGGGCATCGAGGTCTGGTATGATGCCGGCAACGCCGACTTTCCGTTCCGCCGCCGCTCGGGCGCGACGATCAAGGCCGGCACGCTGTCGCCGAAGAGCGTCCAGGTCGGCGCCGAATCGGTGTGGTGGCTCGGCAATGACAACGTGGTCTATCGCAGCGACGGCTATCACGCGAAGCGGGTCAGCAACCACGCCAACGAAGCCGACATCACGGCACGCGATCCCGCCGACGCCACCGGATGCTCGTATCACGAGATGGACGGACATCAGTTCTATACGTTCACGCTCGATGACCGGACCTGGACCTACGACGCGGTGACGGACACCTGGCACGAGCGGTCGAGCGTGGAGAACGGCGTCGGGCGCTGGCGGGCGAATTGCGCGACGCAGTTCAGTAACGAGCCGGTGTTCGGCGATTTCAATACCGGGCAGTTGATGCGGCTGGCGCGGCGGACAGGCACGGACATGAGCGTGCCGCTGTTACGTCAGGCGGTGCTGCCGCCGATCGTGGTCAGCAGCCTGCGCGGCGCGCGCGCGTTCTGCTCCCGCCTGGAGGTCGAGATGGAGGTAGGCACGGCGGCGTCGCACCAGGACGTTGTGTTGGAGTGGGCGGACGACGGCGGCTACACGTTCAGCGGTGGCCCGCGCACCATGGCGACCGCTCCGACCGAGACGGTGCCGCGTGTGTTCACGACGCGGCTTGGCTCGTTCCGCCAGCGGGTTTTCAGAATCACCACGCGCGGGGCTTCGACCTTATACGCGGTCAGTGCCGATATCTCGCCGGGCGCGTCCTGATGTCCGGCTCCGTCCCCGCTCACCTTGATCCGCCGCTACGTGAGCCGGTGGTGGACGCTGACGGGATCGTGCAGCCGGTCTGGGGCGCGTGGTTTCAGGCGATGGCCGATCGGGTCGCGGGCGGTAATGTCGGCGGCGTGCGCTCCGGCTCGTTCACGACGGACGGCGCGGGCAGCATCGATGTGAAGTTCGTTCCGCCATTCGCGCGTGCCCTGGCCGCCGCGCCGACGATCTATGACGCGGGAGCGCCGGTCGTGCCGGGCACGATGGGCGGCGGGGCCACGGGGTTTATCGCGACGGGGCTGACGGCGAACCACGTCTACACGTTCGTCGCGGTGGGTTATTGAGATGAGTCGGTTCGTGAAGCTCGCGGATGGCATCGACGTGGTTCCGGTGATGGTGGAACTGAACCGCGCGGATGACCTCTGGGATAAAAACCCAGAGCGGCGGCTGTATCCTGGCACACCACACGCGGCGATGACGGACATCACCGTCAGATACATGCCAGAGGCGGATGTGACGAGGGAGGCGCGGCGGCTGGAACACCGCAACGTGTTCTGGCCCGCGTGGTATCGTTTGCCGTCGCTGCGGCCCATGGTGTTCGCGCTGATGGCACGGGTGCAAGCGGTGGAACTTGGGTCGATCCTCATCACCAAACTGCCAATGGGCAAGATGATCGAGCCGCATTCGGACAAGGGGAGCTGGGCGCCCTGTTATTATAAT